ATTCCTGAGGCAGTTCTTATCATTGCCAAGTACATGAAAGATATTTCTATCGTACCTGATCAAGAGATCAACATGCTTGCATGTTTAACAGAGATCATGATGAGTTGTGAATTCAAATGACTTTACTTAAATTCATTGAGAAAGAACCTAAATTTATTATGATGGAGGAGATGTTAGAACGCCTTGAAAACGAACCTGATAGACATTACAGAAAAATACGTGAAGACAACACCAAAAAACGTAGCAGAAGCGCATAAAGCATTGTTTCATGCTACAATGAATCTACCAGCTGCAGCTGCTCACTGTGGTATGACAGTGAAACAATTAAAGTTAACCTTTTGGGAATACCTTAAATACAATGCCCCAGACTTTGAAATCCCTGAAGACTCCACTTCGTTACCCAGGCGGAAAGAGTCGTGCCCTGAGTAAACTCTTTCAGTACATTCCTGACCTGAAAGAATACACTGAATATCGCGAACCTTTCCTTGGTGGTGGTTCTGTGGCATTGGAAATTGGTAAACGATATCCACACCTAGACATCTGGGTTAATGATCTTTACGAACCACTCTATAACTTCTGGAGAGAACTTCAGGATAATGGTAATGAAATTAAGAACATCCTCTTACAACTTAAACAAAGGCACCCTGACCCCAGTACAGCCAAATCTTTATTTTTGGATGCGAAGGCATATCTTGAAAAAGATTCCTATGAAACTGAGAACATTCATCGTGCTGTTTCTTTCTATGTTATCAATAAGTGTAGTTTCTCAGGTCTTACAGAATCAAGTTCCTTCTCAAAGCAGGCAAGTGAATCCAACTTCTCCTTGGCAGGTATTGAAAGACTAAGTGAGTATCAAAAATTAATTAAAAATTGGAAAATTACCAATCTTAGTTATGAACAACTTCTTACTGATGACAAGCAGTCCTTTACGTACCTCGATCCACCATACGAAATTGGATCCAATTTATACGGTAAACGTGGAAACATGCATAAGGGATTCAACCATGACCACTTTGCTATCAAGTGTGATCGGTTTATTGGTCCTCAACTTATATCTTATAATTCGTCTCAACTCATTCGTGAAAGGTTTGAGGGGTGGACAGAAGCAGAATTCGCACACACCTACACCATGAGAAGCGTGGGGAGTTATAATACAGATCAAGCGTCTCGCAAGGAACTAGTCCTTACTAACTATGAAATGTGAAGTTACCCTATACAAAGCAGGTACTGTTTTTAAGGAAGAAATCATTGCTGTCGATTATCAAGATGCTCGTAAGGTTGCCATTGCTCGCAACCCAGGAGCTAAAATTGTAGGTGTTACTGCTAAGTTCTAATGTGGAGACTGTGGGCGAAAGCACTTGGTCAGAAAGAAGGGAGAGACGAGAAAGAAGCAGATAAGATTGCCATCATTAGAAGTCTTATCATGCTTCAGTTGGTTCTGACTAACCTGTTTATTATATCGGGAAACATTTTATCATTTTACAAACACTTCAATGACGTACCAACTGAAAGACTACCTGTACAGCATCAATCAATCAAAGAGGAATATCATCGATGGCGACGTTGATGCTGAGCGAGGTTATCCTCCTTACATTGTTAACAGGTGCCTCAGTTCTTTCACTGATACTATCCTCTATGTCAATGAGATGAATAAGAATTCTCATCTTCCAGGGAAGTTACAATATGACTTTTTGCTAAATAGTGTCAAACCGAGGAAACGTTTTTCTCCTTGGGCTCGTAAAGATTCTATTGATTATCTTGAATTAGTCAAAGAGTATTATGGTTATAATGACGATAAAGCTCTACAAGCACTCAGGATTCTCACCAAGGATCAACTAGATCATATTAAAAAGGTATTGAACAAAGGTGGAAAACAATGAGTGAGGAAACTGTAGTCCAGTGGAAACAAACTGACATGGTAGAAGTTTTTCTGGGTGAACCAGATGACTTTCTTAAAGTAAGAGAAACGTTAACACGCATCGGTGTAGCATCTCGAAAAGAAAAAAAGATTTATCAATCTTGTCATATTTTACACAAACAAGGTAAGTATTATATTGTTCATTTCAAAGAGTTATTTGCTCTTGATGGTAAGAACACTAACTTATCTTTAAATGACGTACAACGTCGCAATCGAATTGTGCAACTTCTCAGTGATTGGGGATTGATTGAAGTTGTTGATTCAGAAAAAATTGTAGATCTTGCCCCACTCAATCAAATTAAAGTTCTTTCGTTTAAAGAAAAAAACGATTGGACATTAGAAAGTAAGTACAATATCGGTCGTAAAAAAACTGCGGTTGAGTAAACCGTAATTTTTAATACGGTTTTCCTTTATAAAAGTTAAAGTAGTTATTGTTAAATAAACGTGTGAGAGGGCAAGGGACGGTTACCCGTCCCGCTTTCACGCCAGGATGCCTTCGGGGTCCTACGTACACAGTCGCTTATTTAAGGACATGACTAACATAACTTGGGAACACTATACCCCTTATTCAATTGGATTTAATGAAACATTCAGCAGACTTGATGCTCTTGCGGGAGGTGGATCAAATTACCCACCTTACAATGTGGTGGACGGACCAGATGGCAGAACCCTGCTGGAAGTCGCTCTTGCAGGATTTTCAGGAGGAGATATTGAGGTCACAACAGAACGGAATGTCTTAACTGTATCTGCTAAAAAAGCACCAGCAGATAAAGAAAGAAAATATTCTCATAAAGGAATTTCATATAGAACATTTGCTCGCAACTGGCAAATGGCAGATGATGTAGAAGTTGAAGAAGTAAAATTTGAGAACGGACTTCTAACAGTTACTCTGGTCAAGAACCTACCTGAAAAACAAAAAAGAAAAACATGGTTCTAAATAAAAACGAAAGGGACTTGACGGTCCCTTTTTTTAATGGTAGACTAAATCGAAACTCATAATAACTATGGCAGTATCAATCCTCACACTAAAGACTGGAGATAGAGTCATTGCTGAGTTGAAGGAAATCTTTGATGAAGAAGGCGATAACAAAAAAGGAATTTGCCTTCTTATGGAAGAACCTTACGTTCTTAATCTTGAGGGTGGCAATCCTCAATACCTTACTGAAGAGTATGGTATGGAATATCAGATTAAGTTTAGTAAGTGGAATCCATATTCTTCTGACTGGCAATTTAAACTACCCTATGATAGTGTAATGACTATCAGTAATCCTGAACCAGGATTACAAAAAGCATACGAAAACAAAATTCAAGAAAAAAAATCTTTAGACAATGACAGAACAAACACAGGAACTGAGGACTAATCATAACGTTCGCGTTGTAAAACTAGTCACAAATGAAACTCTCCTTTGTTTATTTGGAGAAGTTAAAAACGATGAAGATAAAGTAATTGGGTATAGGATTCTTTATCCTTATGTTCTATCATTGGGATCTCCTAATGAAGATGGAACACTTCCTATCAATTATACACGTTGGTGTCCTTTCTCTCCAGTACAAGAATATAAAATTCCTGGTGAGCATTTGATTGCCGTTACATATCCAGATAACAATATTCTTGATAACTTTGTTCAGGAACTTGGTAATTTTGGAATCAAAGAAGAAAATCTATTCTTTACTCAGGAGGAAGTAAGTGGAGATCAAAGCGAACCTGATCAAGCTAGCGAATGAGTGGATCATTGCTCAAGTAGAACCAGTTGAGGGAGACACTTTACCAGGTGACCCTGATGTTTGGATGGTTGAACCATACGTGGTAGACTACGAAGGTCAACTGGTTCCATGGGCAGAGCATTCTTCTGAGCGTGAATTTAATGTCAGGTCTTCTGATCTGACAGTCGTGACCAACCCCAGCAAGGCAGTCCTTGCTCGTTATATTGAATGTCTTGAATGAAGTTTTACACTAGTGTTGAGCAAGCAGGCAATCGTCTGCTTGTACGTGGTTATGAAAATGGCAATCGCTATAGCGTGAGGGTCCCTTTCAACCCCACGCTATATCTGCCTAGTAAAAATTATTCTGAGTGGCGCACTCTTGAGGGTGACTGTGTGGAACCTCATAAGTTTGGTTCTATTACAGAAGCACGAGATTTTGTAAAACAATACAAAGAAGTAGATGACTTTGAGATATATGGTAACTCTCGATTCTTGTATCAGTACATTGCTGAGCAGCATCCAGAGGAAGAACTGAAGTTTGACAGCAGTAAGATTCGTGTCTTTTGTATTGACATTGAAACTGCCGCTGAGAACGGTTTCCCTGACATTGAAAGTGCTGATCAGGAGATCCTTGCTATTAGTATCAAGGACTCTTTCTCTGGTCGCATAACAGTTTTTGGTGCTCGTCCTTTTGACAACAAAGATCCCATGGTGGACTACATGCATTTCCGATCAGAGGAAAGCATGTTGGGAGCATTCCTTGATTTCTGGCAAGAGAACTATCCTGATGTGATTACGGGATGGAACGTTCAACTGTTCGATATGCCGTATATTCACAATCGTATCAACCGTGTTATGGGTGATAAATTTGTTAAACTTTTATCACCTTGGAAACTTGTGTCACAACGTGAGATCTTTATCAAAGGTCGTAAACAATTTGCTATTGATACTCTTGGTATCTCTTGTCTTGACTATCTTGAATTGTATAAGAAATTTACTTATACAAACCAAGAGTCATATCGTCTTGATCATATCTGCAGCGTAGAATTAAATGAAAAGAAATTAGATCACTCTGAGTTCGATACGTTTAAAGAGTTCTATGAGAATGACTGGCAGAAGTTCATCGAGTACAACATTCATGACGTTCGTCTAGTGGACAAACTTGATGACAAGATGAAACTGATTGAACTGGCATACACCATGGCATACGATGCTAAGGTAAATTATGAAGATGTGTTTAGTCAGGTTCGCATGTGGGATAACTATATTTACGTGGAACTTCTGAAACGTAAGATTGCTATTCCGCCTAAGAAGCAAAACGATAAGTCCGAAAAGTATGCGGGGGCATATGTTAAGGAACCGAAACCTGGATTCTATGATTGGGTGGTGTCTTTTGATCTTAATTCTCTCTACCCTCATCTTATTATGCAATACAACATCTCTCCCGAAACCCTCAAGGATGTTAGACATCCAACGGTTACAGTTGATAAGATCCTTGAGAAGAAAGTAGAGATTGATGGTGAGTTTGCTGTGTGTGCTAATGGGGCACAGTATCGTAAAGATAAGCACGGATTTTTGCCACAAATGATGAAGAAGATGTATGACAGTCGTGTTATCTTTAAGAAGAGGATGATCAAAGCGAAGCAGGAGTATGAAAAAACTCCTACTGTCGAATTGATGAAAGAGATCGCCCGCTGTAATAACATTCAGATGGCAAAGAAGATCTCTCTTAACTCTGCCTATGGTGCTATCGGCAATGAACACTTCCGATACTATCGTTTGGCAAATGCTGAGGCTATCACTCTATCTGGTCAGGTATCAATCCGTTGGATTGAAAACCGTATGAACGGATACCTAAATAAACTGCTCTCTACGGAAGACATAGATTATGTTATCGCATCAGATACTGATTCGATCTATCTTAATCTTGGACCTCTTGTTGATAAATTTTTTGCTAGTAAGTCTAGCGATAAAGCAGCAATTGTTTCGATACTTGACAAGATCTGTGAAGACAAATTGGAACCATTCATCGAACAATCTTATCAGGAACTTGCGAATTACGTGTCGGCGTATGACCAGAAAATGAGCATGAAGCGAGAGAATATCGCTGACCGTGGTATCTGGACTGCGAAGAAGCGTTACATTCTCAATGTATGGGACAGTGAGGGAGTTAGATATAAAGAACCCAAGATGAAAATCATGGGTCTTGAGACTGCTAGGTCATCCACACCAGCTTATTTTCGGGACAAATTGTATGCAGCGTTTAAGATTATTATCGGCAAGACAAATGATGAACTTATCGATTTCATCAATGTTGTCCGAGCAGAGACCAGAGAACGACACTATTCAGATGTCGCCTTCCCTAGAGGAGTTAACAACCTGGCAAAATATCGCCACCCGACTGAGATTTACCAGAAAGGAACACCCATTGCAGTAAGAGGTGCTCTACTTTATAATCACTACGTAAAGAAGTACAAGGTAGAAAACAAGCATCCTCTTATTCAAGAAGGTGAGAAGATCAAGTTCATGTATCTCAAGACACCAAATCCAATTCACGAGAACACCATCAGTTTCTTTGGTGAGTTACCGAAAGAGTTTGGTATCGAGAAGTATGTGGATTATCAGACACAATTTGAGAAGAGTTTCTTGGAACCTCTCAAAAACGTGCTACAATGTATTGGTTGGACCCACGAGAAAACCATTACCATTGGGAGTTTCTTTGAATGAGCAAAAAAATCTTTGTGGTCACCTGGACTAACCATGTAGTTGGACAAGTAAAACCAGAGAACATAAAGTGTTTTGAGGACTACAATACTGCTCTTGGGTTTGCTAAACTCATTAAGCAGTCATATAATTATGTAAATTTTTACGAGGAGGATGTAACTCAATGGGATTCTTAGATTCTGTAATTAAAGAAAGTGGAAACGAGTTTGCTGGTCTGGTTAGCGAAGGAGTCGCTGCTGGTGATATCACTCAGTATGTTGATACTGGCAGTTATATTATCAATGCCTTGGTTAGTGGTTCGTTGTTTGGAGGTCTTCCTGCCAATAAGGTTACAGCCTTGGCAGGAGAATCAAGCACGGGCAAGACTTTCTTTGCTCTTTCTGTCGTTCGTAATTTCCTTGACGCTAATCCTACAGGTGGTGTCATTTATTTTGAAACTGAATCCGCCATTTCCCGCGACATGATTGAGTCTCGTGGTATTGATTCTAGTCGCATGGTGCTGTTCCCTGTTGCTACTATTGAGGAGTTCAGGACTCAAGCTTGTCGCATTGTTGACAAGTACATGAAAGAACCTAAAGACAAACGCGAACCTATGATGTTCGTGTTAGACTCTCTTGGTATGCTTTCTACAACTAAGGAGATGGAAGACGTTGCTAATGACAAGCAGGTCAGGGACATGACAAAGAGTCAGTTGATCAAGGGTGCCTTTCGTGTCCTTACGTTAAAATTAGGACAAGCACAGGTTCCTATGATTGTTACTAATCATACATATGATGTGATCGGTTCCTATGTTCCTACCAAGGAGATGGGTGGCGGCACAGGATTGAAGTATGCTGCTTCTACTATCATTTATCTTACTAAAAGTAAGGAACGTGATAGTAAAAAAGAAGTCATTGGCAACATCATTAAGTGCGAGGCAAAGAAGTCTCGTCTAACCATCGAAGGGAGTAAAGTTGCAACACGTCTATTTTTTGACGAGCGAGGTCTTGACAAATACTACGGCTTATTGGAGTTGGGTATCGAATACGGAGTCTTCGGGAAGAACGGCAATAGGGTTCTTATTGGGGAATCTTCCGTTTATCCTTCTTCTGTACTTGCTGATCCCGAAAAATACTTCACCCCCGAAGTAATGGAAAAACTTGAAGAGGCAGCACAGAAAGAATTTAGTTATGGCAATTGAGCGTATTGAAGAAACTATCTTACGAAATTTAATTCATACAGAACAATATTATCGTAAGGTAGTTCCCTTCTTAAAACCCGATTATTTTCAGGAGTATCATGAGAAGATTGTCTTTGAAGAGATCGCTGACTTTGCTAGTAAGTATGACAAAATACCTACTAAAGAAGTCTTGGCGATTAATCTCCAGAATCGTAATGATCTTACTGACGACACGTACAAAGATTCGCTATCGACGGTATCCAACTTATCCGATGAGTGGGTCGATTTCGACTGGCTCTGTGACTCCACAGAAAAATGGTGTAAAGATAGAGCAATCTATCTCGCCCTTATGTCCTCGATCAAGATTGCAGACGGAGGCGATCCGAAAATTTCGAGAGATGCGATACCCTCCATTCTCCAAGAAGCCTTGGCGGTTTCGTTTGATGAACACATCGGACACGATTACATAGAACAAGCAGAAGACAGGTATGATTTCTATCATAGGAAAGAAGAGAAGATCCCCTTTGATCTTGAAAAGTTTAACTTTATCACGAAAGGTGGTCTCCCTAACAAGACTCTCAACATCGCTCTTGCTGGTACAGGCGTCGGGAAGTCTTTATTCATGTGCCATGCGGCTGCTGCCGCACTCAGCTCAAACTACAACGTTCTCTACATTACATGTGAAATGGCAGAGGAGAAAATTGCTGAGCGAATTGACGCAAATCTTTTAAATGTATCTATTAAAGACATTACAGAACTACCTGAAGTTCTCTTTACTAGTAAGGTACAGGAGATCGCTCGTAAGACTCAAGGTAAACTTATTATCAAAGAATACCCCACAGCATCAGCACACTCAGGACATTTCAAGGCATTGCTGAGCGATCTTTCTCTTAAGAAAGATTTCAAACCAGACATTATATTCATCGACTATCTTAATATCTGTGCTAGTTCTAGATTTAAAGGTGCTGTTGTCAACTCTTACACGTATGTTAAAGCGATTGCTGAGGAGCTTCGGGGTCTTGCTGTGGAGCATAACGTACCTATTGTTAGTGCTACTCAGACCACTCGTAGTGGTTTTGGCAATAGCGATCCAGATCTTACCGATACTTCTGAGTCTTTTGGTCTTCCTGCCACTGCTGATTTTATGTTTGCCCTTATCTCTACTGAGGAGTTGGAACAACAGGGTCGCATCATGGTCAAACAACTTAAGAACAGATACAACGACCTTGTTACCTCACGAAAATTCATGGTGGGAATTGACAGATCGAAGATGAAGCTGTATGATGTAGCGGAAGATGCTTCCGAAATCAGCATCAACTCAGAGGACACGGGGGAACAATTCTCCCAGTTCGCTGACACACAAAACCGATTATCTAAATTTGCTGAGTGGAATGTATGACTATTAAATTTGAACGTTATGAAGAATTTGTGGCAGCAGTTACTTCAGATTGCTCTACAAACTTTGTTGATTTCGCTGACCGTATTGGTGAGC